ATGCCCAACTGGAAGGACGGAATCTGAGCAGCGCGGACAAGGAACTGACAGTTCTTTCTGAGATCACTCTCAACATTCAGTGCGTCGGGGAAAGCCATGACGACTTCAAAAAGGTTAGGTCTAGCGAAACCTTGACTAACCTTCGACTTAAACCTATTGATATTTTCCTGGGACATGAGAATACTTCCGTATCTTTGGTGCTATGTTTATTTATAGAAACAAAAAATTTCAGACCCTTTTTAGGGGGTCTGAAATCGTGTTATTTCGCGGATCTATTACTGTGCGATCTCAGAGAATGCGACGCCAGTTCTTGTAGCGACAAAGTTCAGAGTGATGAAGTTAATAGTGCGAGTGGGTTTGACAAAGATGTCTGCTTGGAACTCACCACGATCAACTGCCTCGGGAGGGTTGTTGGAAGCATCACACTTGACCAGGAAGTCAGTGATACCACGACGACCCTGAACATCGCGCAGATAAGGTTCGACGATGTTTCTGAAGAATGTGCGTTGCTCTTCATCGTTCTGCTCAAAGAGTTGAGTCTTAGCAGCACTGGAGATGAAACGCTCAATAGTCAGGAACAGACGACGAACGTTAATTCTGTCGAATGCGGATGCTTGTGAGAGACCAGTCTTATCACCGTAAAGAACGATGCCCTGACCAGGGAAAGAAACGATCGGGTTAACACGAGCAGAATACAGTTGATCACGCTGAGACTTGTTAGGAGTGTAACCAAGTTTGATTGCGTTATTCAGAACACCACGGGTGAAACCAGCGGGAGAGAACCAAGGATCGGTTTGAACTGCAGTTTGCAGGCAGAGACCAGCAACGTCACCGTTACAAGGGATGTAGCGATAGACATCATTGTACTTGTCGTAGATATACTTGTAACCAGAATCCAGAACAATATAAGAAGAACTAGGAATCTGATTCATGAAATTCAGAATGTTGTTTGTAATCGTTGCAGGATTACTTTCACCAACAATGTTACCACGGCGAGGAGACGCGAATACCAAGCAATCGCGACGGGTCTCTGCAATCGTGACCAGGTTGCTGATCTTAGCAATAGCACCAGCATCATCAGCACCAGAAGGACCAGTGAGGATGAAGTCAATGATTTGTGCTTCAGAATCGAGGATCAGGTCATATGCTGTGGAAACATCAGAGTTGCCGATGTTATAGAAACCACCAGAAATAGGATAGTCAACACCGTTTGCAAGACGATAGTAATAAGTTGCGTTGTTCTTAGAACCAACAGTTACAGCGCCAGCAGGATAATCTACGGTGCCAGCAGCAGACTGGAACAGGTTGAACTGACGGGAAGCGGCGAGTTGACCGAAGGTGCCATCAGAAGCAGTTGAAGTTGCTGAGAAAGTTCTAGCATCAGTCTCGTGCTCACCCCAGAAGACATATTGCGACTTCTGCAGAAGAACTGTAGGATAGTAGTTAACTTCACCAGTAGTGGTCTTAGCGTCAGATGCCTTGGACAGGTTTACATAACGCTCAAGAAGTTGACCAGGATTACCAGTGATCTTACCATCAACGTCGATGATCAGAACGTGCATTTCATCGCGGTGACCACCCTGATCAGAAACATACTTAGAAGTGCCAGGACGAGGACCAACGTTGATCCACTTCAGACCAGGCAGATACTCACGCTCGTTATACTCAGTGCGGATGGAACTGATGGTAACACTAGTAGAGTTAGTATCAGCGACGGCATCATTTGCAGCAAAATCGATGCTTCCTTTGTCCAGAGCAATATAAAGTCTACGCTCGATACCAGAAGTAGCAATATCGCAAGTGTTGGTGCCTTGAGTGATAGTTTGACCAGCAGCGATGATACCAGTAACACCACCAGAGGGAAGTTCAATTTCGAGCTTCTTGTTAGTAGCATCATATGCAACAACATTAACTGCTTCGTTAGAACCAGAAATTGCGATAGTGGTAGAGGTGCCAGGAGTAAAGGAACCTACGATGCTCTCAACATCGAGAAGGAGAGAATATTTAAAGACTTTACCAGCAGCACCAGATGCTGCGGTGACTGCGGCATCAATTACGAACTCATGCTCGTTACCCGAACCAGGAGCGGGGAGAACTGCGATGTGGTCTGCACCAGCATCAGTTACAAAAATACCAACCGATTCAAGCAGATCACCAGGTTCGCGAGCAGCCCAGTTCCAGGTGTTTGCTGCAGCTTCATAGGTTGACTCATACTCATCTCTATTCTTAATCAGAGGAGCAGTGCCAGTGTCAACTGCGTTCTTCAGTGCAGCATTGTTGACACGAATTACTTTGAGTGTTCCGCCGTAACTAAGGAACTGAGCAGCGGTAAACCAGTACTCATAGTTGTATGCGTTAGGTTCGCCAAAACGCTCAACCAGCTCGCGCTCGGAAACAATAGTTACGATTTCTTCAACAGGTCCTTGAGAGAAAGGTGCAACAATGACACCTACATTTGCAGAGGGGACCGACGAAGTTGTAGTTAGATCTCTTTCCTGAAATACTACTCCAGGCGAGTTTTGTGCAGTTGCCATGTCTTATAACTCCTTAAAGGGGATACCAGTATCGGTTGTCTAAGATTATTTATATTTTTCAATCTTCACCTAAACTCCCACATGTATGATTTATCTCCATATTCCGCGACCTGCCACACATCCCCTTGTGCATCGGCAAAATATTCATCATCCATTCCGTCACTGATGAACCCAAACGGAGCCATGTCTTGTTCAATAGCATCTCTCTGATCATCATAGATGCGCTGCCTAACATCATTGTCATGCATCTGTTTGAAGTATTCCTGCATTGCCATCCACGCAAAAATAACAAGACACATAGCAAGGTCATCATTACATCCGTCTTCTGCGGCAAATGATTGTCCCTTAACGATGAATGTAGTTAGTTCTGCAATCGTATCATAATCTGGGATGATTAGTTTGTCTTCTTCGATGAGTGCCTTAAGGTTAGAACACCCAACTTGCTTGACAGCGGTGGACATCTTGACACCCAGTTGAGTCTTCTTACCAGAGAAACCCTGTCCTAACTGCTGCCCTGCACGTCCGCGCATTGCTGCCATCAATAGATTTTCGTACTCCAAATCAAATTGAATAATATCTGCAACCTGACCACCAATATCATTTACTTCACATAGAATATAAGCATTATTATAATTCTTTGCTACGTCTACAATGATATTAGGGAAAACAATTGGTTTGATTTCATTATTCTTATATCTAGCGACCATTTCATATGGCACTGTCGTAGTGTCCATAACACAGAATGCAGAATAATCCTGACTAGTGCCACGAGCAACGTCAACAGTTATAATATAATTATGCTCTGGTTCAGCACGTTTATAAATTGCAAGACCTTTATTTTGTGCAACTGGATCATGATATGGCATAACTCTCAATTTACTAGGAGAGATCAACGTATCAACAGATCCTAAAAATTCACATTCAAACTCAACTTTGAACTGCTGTTCGCTGGTGTTTGCAATAGTCTGCTCTTTCCATTTCGCATCTCTACCAGGAACTTCGGACCAATGAACCTCTGTTGGAATATATTCGTTCTTACTTCTTTCAGCATCATGCCAAAGTTTGTAGAACATATTCATCCCGTGTGGGGTAGAAATGATAATAACTTTTGTTGATTTACCAGAAGAAATAGTAGGATAGACAGAACTAAAAAACTGGTCAGCAATATGATTCGGAACAAACGCGAACTCGTCCAGGAAAATAACATTAAAAGACATACCCCTGACAGCACTAGACGAAGTACTTGCAGCCATGATTTTACTTCCATTCTCCAGTTCCAAGGATCCTCTGTTCCATTGGAGAATACCTTGCTGAAGCCATTTCGGTAAGTTTTCATAAGACAGTTGTAAACGTTGCAGCATTTCGCGAGAAGTCGCTGCCTTGTTTGCTAGGATAGCGACATTGACATTTTGATTGAATAAAACATACCAAAGAAGATATGAAGTAACAATCGTAGACTTACCAGACTGACGAGGTAATTTTGCGATATTAAATCTATTATCATGAAACTTTTCTACCATCTCCTCTTGGAAATGATACATGTCAAATGGAATCAAACCTTTATCCAGAGATACGATCTTGATGTATGTTTTGATAAAATATACAGGATCCTCAGAACATTTGATATACTCCTGAACTTCTTCAGGAGTAAAGTTTGTAGCAACGTTCGCTTTTTTTAGATTAGGATTACCAAGATATTGTTCAGTCGTGCTCATGTGCTCTAAAATGATTTTCGATCGCTTCGATACGCTCTTCTGCGTGTGCAATGATATCCAGTTGCTCTTGAATTGCAGCAAGAACATCGGGATGCTCACCAATGCCTACAGGGTGATGTAAATAAATTTCTACGTTTGCTTTTGCTTTTTTAATATCACCTTCAGCATTAGCACGAAGGGCATCTAGCATATTGTTTCTAAGATCGCAACTCATAATAGTGTTCCTCTTTTTCTACGAATTTCACGAAGTTCTTCAAAGTTTTTCTGCTTGGTGCCTCCGTCATACGCCCAAGCATATCCTTCCTCAATCATTAACTCATTCAAAGATACTTGAGCGTCTCCGATGTAAAGCCAACCGAGAAGGCGACCATACTTGCCCATACCACCAACCAACTCAGTACGAATAACAAGATC